TTTGACCTATTTCTGGGAGCGCATTACCGGAGTTAAGGCGCCATGACAGCAGATCAGATTATCGAGGGCATCCTCGGTAAAGAAGGGGGTTACGTAAATAACCCGAATGATAAAGGCGGGCCAACGCGCTGGGGCATCACGCAGAGTACCGCCCGCGCATATGGTTACGCAGGTGATATGAAGGCGTTACCACGGGAAACCGCTAAAGCCATTTACCTGTCGCAATACTGGACTGAACCGAAGTTCGACCGCATCGCCGAGCTGTCGCCAGCCATTGCACAGGAGTTGTGTGATACCGGCGTGAACATGGGGCCGCGTGTCGCCAGTACATTCCTGCAGCGCTGGTTATCAGCTCTGAATATGCAGGGCAAGCTATATCCGGACCTGAAGCTGGACGGAGCGATCGGCAACATCACCATCGCCGCTCTGAAAAGTTATCTCGCCGTTCGTGGTAAAGATGGCGAAACCACGCTGCTGAAGGGGCTGAATTGCAGTCAGGGTGCCCGCTATCTTGAGCTTGCTGAAGCTCGGGCGGCAAATGAAGATTTTCTCTATGGTTGGGTAAAGGAAAGAGTGGAACTATGAACTATCTCATTAACCGGCTGAAAGAGCCGTCCACCTGGCGCGGCATCATTCTTGTTGTTGCTGGCGTATTTGGTTATCAGTTGCCTCCGGGCATTCAGGAAACCGTCATCGCTGGCGGCGTAGCGTTGGCTGGCGTTGTTGGTGCGGTAATGCCGGACAGCGTTAAGAAGTAACGCGCCATGCTGATTCTCTTCATTCTCCTGTCGATTTGGCTCTGTCGACTACCGGAGAGGCCGGGCTGGCCAGAAGTCAGCCCATTCATCTCACAGCTGGCGCTCGTAACCGAGTATCCGGCACGCAGCAAGGGGCTGCGCTGAGATAAGGGCCGCTACAAGAAATCGCCTCGCAACCGCGGGGCTTTTTAATGCGCATCGTACGCGCAAATTATCGAGAGTCTTTCAGTCGTGAGCCTGAGGAACGCCGTTAAAGGTGGAGACCTCTCTCGGGCGGCGTTCCTGTACGACAGGCTCACTCCTAAAAGGAAACGCTATGAAGAGTTTTTTAAATGGTTTTATCAGTAACGCTATATCCTGGTCTCTGCTTGCCTTGCTTGTGTACGCGGCGTGGACAGGCAGCGAGGCGTTATCAAGAATCTCAGCAGTGGCTTACTGGATGATAATCATCCTGATGGTGTTCATGTCCGTTATCGTTACGTTTGCTGCTTTCTTAATCAAGCGGGAAGATAGCCCGCAAAAGAAGAATGCGGCTATCGAAAACCTCAGGGTGGTATTCAAGCGCTCGGGGGTGTTAAGCAAAATAGTGGGATGGTTACGTCTTATCGCAATAGTGATACTCCTGGCATATTCCGGCTGGGTATTTACTGCTGTTTCCTATGCGCTCTGCGCGTTGTTTTCTCGCTTCATTATCTCTGTAGGGCGTGATGAATACGAGAAGGTAACCTCCGGCCTGCAGGCGTAGCCATTACAGAGCTACTTCCAGAAGTGGCTCGATAATGCTTACCCGACAAGAAGCATAGATCTGGTGTCGACCAAAGAGGTGATCCACATCTTGACGGCTCGCAAAGACGAGAAGTGACTGAGCAACTCTGAGAAGAAGTGGCAATGTTGCGTTTATAAACTTCTGCAAATGGTGCCGGTAAAGTGCCATTGACAGAGTTTTATGTAAGTTTCATGAGTTGCCGGTTAAACAATTCCCCGGTAAGTATCCGAACAACCCAGAGGAATGTTCTGTATGGCTGAAGCTGAAGACCGCCGACCATTCCCTCCCGTCAACTTCACTGGCGAAAACTGGCTGCCTTATACCCGGCTTATCCCCGCCACCGAAATCGGCGAATGGGTTAACCAGCACATCCTTTCAGTGGATGGCCGAATCCATAACCCTGACCATACGCACTTGCTTGATGCTGATGTCGCGTTCATGTGGGCGTCGGGTGCATTCGCCAAAAGTGGCCGCGTTGTGCTGGGCCAGTGTGAGCAGGTAATGATGCGCGCCGGCGGCTGGCAGAAGTCCCGAATGGAACAGCAGATGCATGAATGGTTCGGGCGCATACCGAAGTTCATCATCACTCTGGCTGCCGACTACTGCGAGCAATGCAACGATCTGGAGTTCTGCGCACTGGTTGAGCATGAGCTTTACCACATTGCCCAGGCTACCGATGATTTCGGCGCGCCTAAGTTCAACAAAGAGACCGGGATGCCAGTTCTTACTCTGCGCGGACACGATGTCGAGGAATTCGTCGGAGTGGTCCGGCGTTACGGCGCCAGCAAAGAAGTGCAGGAAATGGTGGATGCGGCGAACAGGCCGGCGGAGGTTGCTCATATCGATGTTGCCAGAGCGTGCGGGACATGCATGCTGAAGCTGGCTTAATAACTGGACTGTACTGGACGGATGGTGAAACATGGCTGCACTAAAACCAGAGGTGAAAGCCGCCATCGTTCAAATGCTTGCGTGCTATGACACGCCTTCGCAGGTGGTCGAGGCCGTCCAGAAAGATTTCGGTATCGCCATAACCCGGCAGCAGGTCGAAACACACGATCCGACAAAGGTTAGCGGGAAGACTCTCGCCAAAAAATGGGTCGACCTTTTTAACCTTACCCGCGACCGCTTTCTCAACGAAATTTCCGACATTCCGATCGCCAACAAAGCCTATCGCCTGCGCGTTCTGCAGCGAATGTCGACGACTGCCGAAGGTATGAAAAACCTCGGCATGACAGCGCAGTTACTGGAGCAGGCGGCAAAAGAGGTTGGCGACGCCTACAGCAACAAGCAAAAGGTCGAGCTGACCGGTAAAGACGGCGGCCCACTGAATCAGGTGACGTACGCCGCTGAAGACTATGCGAAGGCCCAGCAGAAGCTGGAGGGAAGGTTAGAAGGGCTGGACTGATATGAGCGGAATTATCGAATGGGATGACCTGTCATTCCCGGAGCGCGTGATCATCCGTTCAAAGTCCACGAAGTCATTCCTGAACTTCACCCGGATATGGTTCGAGCTGATTCAGGGTGATCGGCTGCTGGTTAACTGGCATCACCGCCTGATGGCTTCGAAAATTGATGATCTGCTTGCCGGGCGCCTTGTCCCGCGAAACCTGATTATCAACATCCCGCCAGGCGGTACGAAAACTGAGTTTTTCTCCATTCACTTCCCGGCGTATGTCAACGCCCTGGTGCAGGAGAAGCGGCTTAAACGCTTTCGCAACCTGAATATCTCTTTTGCTGACACGCTGGTAAAGCGTAACAGCCGGCGCACCCGCGACATTATCGCCAGTCGCGAATATCAGGAGTTCTGGCCCTGCTCGTTTGGTGTCAACCAGGCGGAAGAGTGGGAGATAAAGGATGAACGAGGACGCTCTATAGGCCAGACGGTATCGCGCTCTAGCAACGGGCAGATCACCGGTGGTCGTGGTGGCTACTACGGACCAGAGTTTTCCGGCATGGTGATGCTGGACGACTACAACAAGCCGGTTGACATGCTCAGCGAGTCCCGGCGCAAAAGCGCGAATACGTTGCTGGTAAACACCATTCGCTCGCGCCGCGGCGATAAGTCGAAAGAACACCCGACGCCATTTGTAAGCATCCAGCAGCGCCTGCACACCGACGACGCAACGGGCTTCATGCTTGCCGGCGGAATGGGCGTGCCGTTTCACCATGTCGCCATACCGGCCATGATCGACGAGAAGTACATCCAGTCGCTCGATGAGCCATGGCGTTCGCTTTGCTGGGAAACGGTCAAAGATACCGATTCTGTGGTCGTTGGTGGCGTTCGCTACTGGTCATACTGGCCGCAGATGGAAGACGTTAACGACCTCCTGCAGCTGTGGGAAAAGGACCGCTACACCTTCCTGTCGCAATACCAGCAAAACCCGATGGCGCTGACTGGCGGGATCATCGACACCAGCTGGTTCAGAACGTATACCACGCTTCCGAAGCTTACGCACCGCGCCGTGTACGTCGATACGAACAGCGGAAAGGTAGAGGACTGGCTGGATTACACCGTGTTTACGCTGGCTGGTATGGGCGTGGACGGGAATCTTTACATCATCGACGTCGTTCGCGGTCGGTGGGACCCGGAAGACCTTCTGAAGAAAGCTGAAGAGGTTTGGGAAAAATGGCGAATGTCTGGCTCCATGCGGGTGATGCCGCTGCGCCATATGGCCATTGAAGAGAAGCAAGCCGGACAGGGTCTCATCACGACGCTGAAAAAACGTAGCCAGACCCCCGGACAACTCGCCATCCCGGTGAGGGAAATTCCTCGCGGTACCGGGCAGAACAAGCTCGTTCGCTGCCTTAACGTCATCCCCCAAATCAAAACCGGGAAAGTGTTTGTCCCCGCGACGCACACCGACGACGGACAGAAGCTTTCCAGCATCTTCTACGAGGACGGCACGATCGCAGGCTCAACGGAGTGGGTGCTGACGGCGATGACGGAATGCGCTGCTTTCTCCGCTGATGACAGTCACGACAACGACGACATCCTCGATACCTGGATGGACGCAATCGACGACAACCTGATTTCCGGCCCGCAGCCGATGGTTATCGACCCGAATCAACTCAGGAGAATTTAAGTGTGGTGGTTTAAAAAGAAAGAAGTCGCCGCGCCTGAGCCGGCAAAAGAACCTGAAGCACCGAAGGTCGGGATCAGACCAGAGGCCGTGGCCGAAGTCCGCGCATCACCGAAAAGAGAGTTTCAGCGCTACGAGCCGCCGAAAGGGGTCATCCCCGAGGCTATCAAAAGCGCCATTCTGGCAATGGACTCCACGCCTTACGATGCTCTCAATGCTGCATATGGCGGTTACGGCGACTTTGATAGCTTCCCCGGATACCCGTACCTGGCCACGCTGGCGCAAAAGCCTGAATATCGCAAGATGGTTGGCACCATCGCGGAAGAAATGACCCGCAAATGGATAAAGCTCAAAACTGTCGGCGATGAAGATAAGGCGGATCGGGTAAAACAGCTCGAAGAGGCCATGAAGCGATTTAAGGTGCGCGAGCGCTTTAAAGAAGCCGCAGAGCATGACGGCTACTTTGGCGGCGGCCAGATTTATATCGACGTTCGTTCGCCGCGGGGCATCTCCGCATGGATGGACGACAACGAGCTGCAATCGAAGCTCTTCATGAGCGACAAGAAAATCACGAAAGGAAGTCTGCAGGGGCTCAGGGTCATTGAGCCCATCTGGACCTACCCGGGAATTTATAACTCCGACAACCCGCTGAGCCCGGATTTCTACAAGCCGACTCAGTGGTTTGTCATGGGCCGGACCGTACATGCAAGCCGGATGATTGATTTCGTCTCTCGGAAGGTGCCTGATCTACTGAAAGCATCGTATAACTTCCGCGGCCTGTCTCTCTCGCAGATTGCCGAGCCATACGTCAATAACTGGCTTCGTACCCGCGACAGCGTCAGCGACATGATCCACTCCTACTCGATACCGGTTTTCGGTACGGATATGAGCCAGATCCTGACAGGTGGCGCAGCGGATACGCTGATTGCCCGCCTGCAGGTTATGAATCAGTGTCGTGATAACCGCGGGGCGTTCGCTGTCAATAATGATAAGGAAAAGCCGGAGACCGTGGAGTTTGTCAGCGCTCCTATAGCTGGCCTTGATGCCCTGCAGGCACAATCGCAGGAGCACATGTCAGCAGTATCGAGCATCCCGCTCGTCAAACTTCTGGGCATCACTCCAAATGGCCTTAACGCAACGTCTGACGGCGAAATACGCGTTTTCTACGACTACATTCACGCCCTGCAGCAGTCTGTTTTTAAAGACAACCTGAAGCGTGTGATGGACATCATTCAGCTCTCTGAGTTTGGCGACATTGACGATGGCATAACCTTCGACTTTGAGCCGCTGTACGAAATGAGCGCTAAAGAGCGGGCGGAAATTCGCAAAGTAGACGCTGACACGGACGCTGTCTATGTGGCCGCCAGCGTGCTCTCTGGCAACGAAGTCCGTGAAAAAATTGCCGGTGACCCGGACTCGCCCTATCACTCTCTGGACCTGAATGATGACCTCGAAATCGAAGACGACTACGACGAAGAGGAAGAAACAGACCCTGACGATAAGGGCGGTTCATCCTAACGCTGGCGTCGAAGCATGGTACCGCCGACAGCTTGATAAGCAGGTGCAGGAAATGCAGGCATCTGTTGTCTACTGGCTGTCGGCAAACTATCGGGCCAGCGGCGCGGCTGTCGCCATGGATGCATCACCTGCAGTGATGATGCGGAATGCCATGCAGAAACTGGCAAAGCGCTGGACGCGGCGGTTTGATGACATGGCGCAAAAGCTGGCCGACAGGTTCGCTAACGACGCCATGAAAAACGCGGATGCTTCACTGGCCACAGCCTTCAAAGATGCGGGGTTTACTGTCGAGTTCAAGATGACCTCGCAGATGAATAACGCTCTTCAGGCGACCATCGCCGAGAATGTCGGCCTTATCCGATCCATCCCCGAGAAGTATTTCACTGAGGTGGAAGGGCTGGTTATGCGGTCGGTAGCGCGTGGGCGCGACTTGTCCTATCTCACCGATGAACTCCAGAAGCGATACGGGATTACCCGGCGCCGTGCGGCGTTCATTGCCCGAGATCAGAACAACAAGGCCACCTCAGTCGTTCAGTCTGCGCGACAGCAGGCGCTAGGCATTACCCATGGTATATGGAAGCACTCCCATGCAGGTAAGAAGCCTCGCCAGTCCCATGTGAAAGCTAATGGCAGGCTTTTCGACCTCTCGGAGGGGATGCTCATTGATGGCGAGCACATCATGCCAGGCGAATTACCAAATTGTCGTTGCACCTGGGAGGCTGTAATTCCAGGACTGAAAACATAGAGGCCCAATCATGACGAAGTGGATAACCATAAATGGCTCTCATGTAAAGGTTGATGAAAATGGCAATGTGATAACTGGTGGAGGCGGGAACATCCCCAATAAAAACAGCGCAGATCCAACGAAGCATGAACCACCTGAATATGTAAAAAAAATGAAGCTTGGGGAAAAGCAGAGCTCAGCTTACAGACAGTGGCAGGCGGAGTTATCCAAGCCACCTGACGAGCGATATAAGGCAAAGCAAAATGCTCAGGTAAGGCAGTTATTCAAGGATGCCGAACATAATGCCGAAGCCAGGTCCACCATGAAAAAGTTGCTTAGTGGAAACCCCGCTGGCGTCAGAGAGTTAAGCAAAATGTACCCTAACATTGAGCCGGATAAATTGGCTGGAGATGAGTCGCCGAATATCCGCTTTATTACAGAGTCCCTTGCTTTCGATCGCGCCTCAGTGCGAACCATCGACGCAAATGGCCGCCTTCAGATTTCACGAACGAATATCAGCAAGGCAAACGTCAACGCCTACTACGGGCGCGAGATACCAAAAAGCGAAGAGCTTGGGCTCGAACCTGACAAACTTTACCGGCTTTGGCGCCACCCGGATGAGCTCCGGAAAGCAGCCAAAACCTTCAACAACATCCCCGTGCTCAGCAAGCACATCCCTGACTTTCCCACCGACCCGCCGAATGAGTTTCGTGTTGGCGTGACGCACTCCAATGCGGAGTTTGATGGCACGTATCTCATGGTTGGCATGTCGATCTGGGATAACAGCGCGATTGCTGGAATTGAGAGCGGAGAGCAGCGAGAGCTATCTGCATCGTACAAGTACGTCGCAGACATGACCCCGGGTGTTACCCCTGACGGCGAGCCTTATGACGGCGTTATGCGTGACATTTTCGGAAACCACGAAGCGCTGGTCCCTGACGGCCGCGCAGGGCCAGATGTACTGGTCGCAGATTCATTACCACCGGAGCTTAATCACATGCGTAAACATAAGGTAGCGGCGATCCGCGCCACCCTTAAGCCACTTCTGGCGCAGGATGCAGATCTGGAGGCAGAAGTCCGCAAAGCTCTTCTGGCTCTTGATGAGGCCGAAAAGGAAGACGAAAAAGAAAACAAAACCGCCGACGACGAAGACGACGACGAGAAGGACAAGAAAAAAACGGCGGATGATGAGGACGACGATGAAGACAAGGACAAGAAGAAAACCGCCGAAGATGAAGACGATGAAGAAGACGACAAAGTCTCCAAAACAGCAATGGACTCTGCGATTCGCCTGGCAGCCGACAGTGCGACTAAAAAGGCTGCGGAAAACTTCCGGAAAATCCGTGAAGCAGAGCAGGTTGTCCGCCCGCTGATCGGCGACGTCGTTGCCATGGACTCAGCCGAAGATGTCTATCGCACCGCGCTTGAGCAAAGCGGTGTGGATATCGCCGGCGTTCACCCTTCCGCCTATCCGGCGATGGTCAAAATGGCGATCAGCCAGAAAGAAAATTCACGCCCTGTCATTGCGCAGGATTCCGCTTCCGTCAGTGAGTTCGAAAAAGCATTCCCGACCGCTGGCAAACTGAAACGAGGTTAACATGGCAGGTTTTCAGACACGAATTAACCAGTATCCGGCCCCCGGCGTCGAAGGGGCCTTTGCTGGCACCAACCCTCACGCGACCTATCAGGCTGGCGAGGGCGCTCTGGTTGCTGGTGAGGACGGCCTGACTGTCGGCCGCTTTGCCTGGGCTGTTGACGGTGTGGCTTCCAATGCCGGTGGCGGTGTTCCGTCTGGCTTTGTCCATCGTGATGGTCAGGCCTCGATCACCATCTGGCTGGGCCAGGCATCCATGCTTATCCAGCCCGGCCGCGAAATCACCCTGATGGTTGCCGGTGACTTCTGGGCCAAAACGTCAACCGCTGCCACCCGCGGGCAGAAGGTTTTTGCATCCCTGACCACCGGTGAGGTGCAAGTTGCCGCAGCCGGCGCAACCGTGTCCGGTTTTATCGAGACCGCATTCTATGCCGCAAGCGATTGTGACGCTGGCGAGCTGGTCAAAATCAGCACCTGGAGCAAGTAATGAACGAATTTCAGCGACACTACGCCGCAGCCAGCGGGAAATATGGCATTGTGCTGCCCGGCGCGAAGGACTACCTGAAGCCGGAGTTTGCGGAGAATTTCGCGCTGGCGATGGATGCCCAGCCGCAAATGGTTACTGCGAATAACGCCGGTATCCCGGCCTACTTCACTAACTACGTCGATCCGGAACTTATCCGCGTTCTCGTAACGCCGATGAAAGCCGCAGAGATTATCGGTGAAGTGAAAAAAGGCGACTGGACAACGCTGACCTCGCAGTTTCCGATCGTCGAGTCGACTGGTGAAACCAGCGCTTACGGCGACTTCAACAACAACGGCATGACGTCCGCCAACGTCAACTGGGTGCCGCGCCAGTCGTTCCATTATCAGACTCATACCCGCTGGGGTGAGCGCGAGCTGGACATGTACGGCGCCGGGCGTATCGGCTATGCCGCTGAGCTCAACGTGGCCTCTGCGCTTGTGCTGAACAAGTTCCAGAACAAGTCCTACTTCTACGGCATCGCCGGTCTGGAAAACTACGGTCTGCTCAACGATCCGTCTCTGAGCGCTCCGGTGACTCCGGGGGCAACTGGTTCCGGTGGTGGTATTACCTGGGCATCGAAAGACGGTCAAGCCGTATATGACGATATCTCCGGCCGCCTCTATAAGCAGCTGGTCTCTCAGACCAAAGGCCTCGTAGAGCGTACGGATCGTATGGTGCTCGGTATGTCGCCGGAAATGGAAGTCAACCTGACCAAGACGAACATGTATAACGTGAACGTCACCGATCAGCTGAAGAAAAACTTTCCGAACCTGCGTATCGAAACCGCTGTTGAATACAGCACCGACGCCGGTGAGCTTGTGCAACTGATTGTTGAACGCCTGGGTGAGCAGGACACCGCTTACGCAGCATTCACCGAGAAGATGCGCGCCCACGCCGTCGTGGTGGAAGAGTCCTCCTGGCGGCAGAAAAAATCCGGTGGCACCTGGGGTGCAATCATTCGTCAACCGCTGGGCATTGCCAGCATGATCGGGGTGTAACATGGCCGAAACAGTAACTGTAGGATGCAAACTGCCGAACGGCCTGATCCTGGAGCAGGGCGCGTACAAGGTGGAGCTTAACGGCTCCAACTCCTCTCTCGTTTTCGGTGGCTACGGCCTGACCGAAAACGTGGACAAGGAAGCCTTTGAGGCGTGGCTGGCAGTACATGCTGATCAGCCCTACGTTCGCAAAGAGCTGGTGTTTGCCCAGGCGAAAACCAGCAGCGCCCAGGCGAAAGCGAATGAAAACGCTTCGGAGAAAACCGGTCTGGAAGGTCTGGATCAGAACAACCCGGCCCCGGGCATTGAGAAGGCGGACAAAAAATAATGGCGATCGTTGTCTTTGATGTTGCCGCATTTCGTGAGCGTTATCCGGAGTTCGATGCCGTAAGTGAAACGCTGCTTAATGCGTACTTCACGGAGGCAACGATTTACCTTGATAACACGGACCGCAGCCTGGTTGCGGATGTTGCTGTCCGCGCCGTCTTCTTGAATATGCTGGTTGCTCACATCGCGGCTTTGAATTCAGGCGTAAACGGCGAGAAGGCTTCTGGTCTGGTAGGTCGGGTGGCAAGCGCATCGGAGGGGTCTGTATCGGTTTCGACTGATGCGGGGCCTTCCAGCGCGTCATCGTGGTGGTATCTACAGACGCCATACGGTGCAGCTTACTGGCAAGCTACAGCCCCTTATCGCACTGTGCGATATGTCCCTGGGTCCTCTCCTTCGATGTACCCTGGCCATTATAACCGTCGTTCGTTCATCCGGAGGTAGCTATGGATGGAATGTCAGGCGGCGATAAGCTGATGGAGCATCTGCAGTCTATCGCAAAGGGGTTGTCCTCTGGCGATGATTTAAAGGTTGGCTTCCTTGAGGGGGCTAAGTACCCCGACGGGACGCCGGTAGCACTTGTGGCAGCCACCAACGAATTTGGCGGCACTGTAAAAATCCCGGCGCATACCCGGGATTTGAACTTTTACGTTCGCCGTGACGGCGTTTCGCGCTTCGCAAAGCCATCAAAGGCCAATTTCGCGCAGTCAGTAATGATACCCGAGCATATCGTTATGATCCCATCCCGGCCGTACTTCAGGAAGACCATTTCTGAACATGGTCCGGAGTGGAGCGGAGAGCTCGGGAAGCTCATGAAGGCAAACGATTTTGACGCCAGCAAAAGCCTGGCTCTGATGGGGGAGCGGATCAAGGGGCAGATTCAGTCGTCAATCATCGCCTTTTCTGAGCCGCCGAACGCAAAAAGCACGGTCGACAAAAAAGGGTTTAATGACCCGTTAATCGACTCGGCCCACATGCTGAACTCGGTCGACTACGAGGTGAAAGAGTGAATCTTCATTCCATAGTGCGAAACGCCATTAGCGCGGTCAATCCTCGCGTCGAGGCGCAGATTTACCGCTCGATCGGCCCAATCAAAAACCCGGATTATTCGACCTCTCCGGGCTTTGCGCCGCCGGTAACGATGATGGTGCAAAAGCAGGCTCTGAGTCAGGCTGATATCAGGCATATGGATAATATGAACATCCAGGGTGTGCTGGTCAGTATCTGGACGGATGGCAACTGGTGTGGGATTAACAGGGAACGGCAGCAGGGCGGCGATAAGTTCATTATCGGCAATGAAACATGGCTGGTTGTGGATGTGCCTGAAATCTGGCCGGACTGGACGAGGGTTATCGCATGTCAACAATTGACGTAGGCCTGCAGGTCACTGAAAGCGATCTGTTTAAGGCGACTGGCGATTTCCTTTCTGTCCTCTTTCCGGACGCAGAGATCACGCAGACTCAGCAAAATCAGACCCCTATGCCGAAAGGCGGTTTCATTACCATGACTCCGCTTTTTCTGACTGACCTCTCAACCAGCGCTGTCAATTACGAGTATGACGGCGTGAGTGATTACGGGCGGGCAGAACTTCGCCGCGTTGATGAATGGCAATGCCAGCTCGATTTCTACGGAGATCAGGCGCAAAACAATGCCACCATCTTTTCACGCATCGCTCGCTCCGAATTCGCATGCACCTGGTTCAGGGAAAACGCAAATGTCCTGGTACCGCTTTATTCCGGCCCCCCGCGGCAAACCTCGATGATCAACGGCGAGAAACAGTGGGAATCCCGCTGGACGCTTGAATTCCACGCAAACCCGCTGATTGTCGTCAGCGTTCCTCAGCAGTTTATGACAGGCGCAGATGTGATATCGCAGCCGGTCGACGTGAGATTTCCTCCGGAGAAATAATAAATGGCAATTTCGCTATCAAAAATCGCCCAGATGCTTCCCGGCGTACTGAAGGCGACAGGGACGGCTATTGATCTCAATGGCCTGTTCCTGACCGACAGCGCATACGCGCCGGTTGGTGCAGTACCCTCATTTTCCAGTGCGGATGAGGTAAAGGCGTACTTCGGCAGCGCGTCGATTGAGTACACCGCCGCGGTGCTGTATTTCGCCGCTTTCACCGGTAAAACGCAGATGCCTGGCAAGCTGTATTTTAGCCGATTCAATACCGCAGCAGTGGCGGCATTCCTTCGTTCCGGATCGCACGCCGCGACCACGCTGGCACAGCTCAAGTTGCTTTCGGGTACGCTGACTCTGACCGTTGACGGTACGGAGGAGACTTCTGCGGCTATCAATCTCAGCGGCGCCACCAGTTTCGATAATGCGGCAGAGCTGATTGAAACCGGTATTGGTTCCTCGGTTGTAGTGACCTGGGATAGCGTGCTGAAGAAATTCATCATCACCTCTGCCACCACTGGTGTGGATAGCACCATTACCTTTGCCGATGAAGGTACGCTGGCCACAGGTCTTAAACTGACCGAAGCGACCGGCGCGGTGATTTCCAAGGGTGCGGCGCCGGCAGTGGTTGACGATATCTTTACTGCCATTCTGGCCAAAGAGCAGGACTGGGTAACATTCTCCACGACGTTCGCTGTCACCAAAGACCAGGCTAATGCGTTTGCGCTCTGGGCAAACAGCCAGAACCACCGCTTTGCCTATGTCCCCTGGGATGCATCAGGAACGGCAATCGTGGCGGGCAGCTCGAATGCACTGGTGTACGACATCATCAACACCTACGCCTATAACGACACCTGCCCGGTGTATGGTTACCCGAACCACGCAGCAAATGCGATGGGGTTTGTGGCAGCGCTGAACTTCACGCAGGCCAATGGGCGCTGTTCGCTGAATGGTCGTCAGGTGTCAGGCCTGCTGCCGATGATCAGTAACGATACTGATTACGAGGCGGCCAAGGCCAACGGCTATAACTTCTACGGCAACTATGCCTCGAATGCCGTCGACACCAACCAGTGGGCACCCGGCTCTATTACCGGTGATTATGCCTGGCTTGACGCCTGGGCTGGTCAGGTATGGGTAAATGCTCAGCTGCAGGCGGCTCTTGTTGCGTTGTTCCAGCAGGCGAGCAATCTGCCCTTCGCGGCTGCCGGAAAAGCTCGCATTGAGTCGTGCATGAAGCCGACCATTGAGCAATTCAGGACGTGGGGCGGCATGACGGCGGGCACTGATCTTGACCAGTCGCAGATCGACCAGATTAATGCCATCACTGGCGTTGATGTTACGGATTCACTTCTGGCTGAAGGGTATTACGTCTACATCGGCCCGTTCACCCCAGCAATGCGCGCCGCGCGTACCAAGCCAACGGTTTACTTCTGGTACACCGACGGCGGGATTATCCAGGGTATCACCGTTAACAGCGTGGAGGTGCAGTAATGCCCGGTCAAAATATTACGTCGGCTGACGCCATCATTGAGCTGGTAATCGCTGAACTCTACCCATCCGGGTTTAACCTGGAGCAGTTCGAAGCGCAAAACATCTTCGAAATGGGAGATACCGACACGGCAGAGTACCAGCGTACTGCTGACGGTAAACTGCTGGGTGGTTTTGTTTATGGTGATCTGCCGTGGACATTCCATCTGGCGGCAGCATCCCCCTCAATTAAGTACATCGACAACTGGCAAACCACTCAGATAACCACGCGGTCTGTGCTGCGTGTCAATGGGACTGTGATCCTGCCATCGCTGGGTAAAAAGTACATCATGACCAACGGCATCCTGCAGCGCGTGCGCCGCATGCCGTCTGCCGGCCGTGTGCTTCAGCCGGTAACTGGACTCATCCAGTGGGAAACTGTCACCCCGGCAGACTACTCAGCGTAAACAATCAGCCCGGATAAGTCCGGGCTTTTTTATTGCCAGATCACTCATTCAGGAAACAAAAATGGCTCGTAAAAGCATCGTATTTACGGTTGAAGCTGATAACCGTGACAAGGGTAAGCAGTTCAAAATCACCGAAATGCCGGCGAGAAAGGCCGAAGAGTGGGCGATCCGCCTGGCGTGTGCCGTGATTGGCGCCGGAGTTACCGTTCCCGAAAATATGATGATGGCAATCGGTGCCGCGGTAGCTCCGGCCCCAGCCGAGGATAACGTAGAGGCTCGCAAGCTGTACGAAAGCGTGATGGCCAGCGGTATGGCCGGTCTCGCTCAGTGGGGTATCACTTCACTGGCTAAAGTTCCGTTCGCACAGTCTAAGCCTCTGCTTGATGAGTTGCTTGGCTGCGTGAAATTCCTCGGCGGTAACGGTATCGAAACAGCGCTTGTTGACGAAGGGCAGATCGAAGAAATTAGCACCTGGTCGCGCCTGAAAATCGAAGCCTTCAAACTCCATATCGCTTTTGTAGCAGCCACCGCAAGTTAGAAATCCCCTTATCCGTTCCTGAAGATTCAGATCGCGGCTTTATACAGTATGCGAATGTACCGCGCACCATCGCCGCGGTGATCTCCGGGAAAATGGCGACACTCCACGAACTGGACACCGTATACAGCGTCCAGGATATGTGGTGGCTGATTGAAATAATGACCGTGGATAACACCAACAGAGCCATAGCGGAGAGTGATCATGGCAGCAACGGTAATTGACGCCCTCCTGGTGACGCTGGGCCTTGATACTTCTCAGTTCCGCAAAGGCCAGCAGGAAGTCAGTGACGACCTGAAAAAGCAGCGCGAAGACGCCAAAAACACCGCCAAGGAAATGGCGGAGCAGGGCAAGAAAGCCGCTTCGTTCTTCAGCAGCATAAAGACGGAATTGCTGGCACTGACAGGCGTTACCGTCACTGCCGGCGGCCTGATGAGCTTTGTGAAAAGCACTACCTCAGGGCTAATGGAGCTGTCCATTCAGGCTAAATCTTTGGGGATGACAGCCAAAGAGCTTGACGGCGTGGGTAAGGCGGCAGAGGCGGCCGGTAGTTCTGTCGAGAAAATAAGTGCAGCATTGCAGGGTTTTCAGAACGCAAAGCAACTGGCTAAGGTCGGGGTGTACGATACACCAGTGCAGGAAGCTGCAATCCGACTTAATTCACTGACCCATGATTCTTTCAATATCAGGGACGACTCAGCACAAACCACGTTCAGGAAAATACTGGAGTCGGCAAGGAAGGTTACCGATCCAGATATCCGCCGTCAGATTCTTCAGTTGGTAGGTGTTGATGATGCTATCAACCAGCGCAACCAGGAAGGCAAATTCCTGCCTGACGTTGATCGCCTGACCAAAAGCTCCGGCATTACAGACGCCTCAACCAAAGGCGCAAAGGAATTTACAGCCGCATGGGCGGAACTGGGGCAAAATCTCGACACGGTAAAAAACCAGATTTACGTAGGCTTGATACCAACCATTCGCGATCTGAATGGGCTCCTCATTGAGTGGTCGTCTGGTAACGAAAAATCCTCTTCATTCTTCAAAGAGCTGAAGCGGGACATTAACGATATCACAGGTATTGACCTTGGTAGCTGGACGCTATCAGGCGATCTGCGCAACCTCAAAGATAACTTTTCCATGCTCGGAAAAGTACTCAACCACCTGGGTAACGCTTTAAACGAGCTCAATAACGGCAACTTCTCCAAGGCTGCGGATGAGTTTAAAAAGGCGTGGTACGGCACTGAAGACGGAAAGCCTACCGGTAATGATGCGCTGCCAGGCGTGACCAAGGCAGCCGAGCAGGCGCTGAAGAAAAACGGCGGCACACTGGATTTTAAACCTGATCAGGACTCTGCGTATCTAAGCCCGCAGCAGCAGGCAACGCAGAAAATGCTGGATGCAGTTAAGTTTCAGCCACTTCCTGAACAGCGCAGGCAGCAGCAGGATGAGAGAGACTACTGGGAAAGCACCAAAAATCTTCTTTCAAAAATCGCTGATGCCCTGATCTCTCCAGCAGGCGCGGCAACAATGCAGCCTGACACCTCTGGATATCAGCCAAATGTCCCGCTTAATGCTCAGGCCGCTCGTCTTGGCGCTAAAGGAAAGGCTTTTCTTCAGGCCATGGCTGGCGAGTTTGGGGCGCTGGAAGGTAAGTATGACCTTCCAGCCGGGCTGCTTTCTTCGGTATCAGCCACTGAATCTGGTGGCGACCCCTACGCAGTATCGCCCAAGGGAGCAAAAGGCCCATTCCAGTTTATGGATGGAACGGCCAGGGATTTGGGTTTGAAGGGTATGGACGTTTATGACCCCCACAAGTCAGCTGATGCCGCTGCAAGATACCTTCGCTATCTTCTGGATGCTACCGGCGGCGATCTGGAGAAAACTCTTGCCTCCTATAACTGGGGGCTCGGAAACGTCCAGAAGAAAGGCATGGATAACCTGCCCTCGGAAACTCGCAATTACGTCCCTAAAGTCATGGCCGGAATGCGTCCCGGCGCCGGCATGGCCGTAGACCGCGAGATTCCCGGGCAGTCCGGTGCGACTTATCAGTTTTATGGCACCAAAATCACCACCCAGGCCCAGAACGTGGAACAGCTTACCAGCGACATCAAAAAGCACGGCGACAACCGTGTCATGCTTTTGGCTGGCTACTCAGGACAATAACTCATGTCGTTTTCTCTGAATGTCTCGACAGTGCTATCCGCCATTCAGGGAGGAAGCCTGTTATCCGTCCTTAACAGCGCCCTGTCGCCAACTTACCGGATCACCTATAACACCGTTGACGAGTCGCTTTTGACGGCTGCAGCCGGGCAGGAGGTTTTCTCTCCTTCTGGCTGGGTTAGCGTCGATCGCTACGGTGATGCGGCAGTGACTAAGGGGCCGGTAGAAAAGGGCCGGTACACGTCCTATAACAAAGTGAAACAGCCGTCTGAACTCAGGATCATTTTTGCCCTTGAGGGGTGGACGGCTTTTTCCGGGTCACTGCCTAACCTGACCAACTTCTCTCTGCTGAGCCGGAACAATTTCATTCAGAAACTGGATGAGATGAAAAACACGGCCAGCACCTACAACATCGAGACACCGGATACGGTGTATTACAGCTACGATCTGACCCACTTCGATTATTTTGTGGGGTCATATCGCGGGCAGACGTTGTTGATGGCGAACTGCACTTTCGAGGAGATCATGGACGGCGGGGAGGTCATGCTTTCAAATGCTGTTATTGAAGGGCCACCGACCAGCAACGCGAAAACCAACAATGGCGCCGCAGCCTCAACGCAGGTGATCACCGGGGCAACGAAAGAGGTGACTCTGAGCGATGTTAAGAATGCCTGGTCAAGTGCAGATACAACCTTATCAGACGCTCTCCAGACTACAGGGGCGGCGATTGTATCTAACGTTAACTCGGCGGCCGATTCGGTCTCTAAGGCGTGGGACAGCTCTTCTACTGCGGTTTCTAAGCAGATAAAAAGCACTGTCTCCGACTTTCTGGGAAAGGTGATGTGACATGCAGGAAATTAGCTTATCACCGTCACTATCCCAAAAGGTGTATGTCACGCTTGGCGGCCAGAACTGCGCCATCAAGCTTCATCAGCGCTCAACCGGGTTTTACGCCGATCTGTATGTCGATGACAAGCCGATATTTCAGGGCGTTCTCTGCCTGAACTGCGTTTACCTGGTGCGGTATAAATACCTTGGATTCAGTGGCGATCTGGTTTTCGTTGACTCGAAAGGTACAGCCGATCCTTATTACGACGAAATTGGCACCAGATTCAAGCTGTATTATGCGACGAGCAGCGAGGTCGGCAGATGAGTTACAAGGAGAGAGAGCTTACCGTATCGTTCACACTGGCTAACGGCACGTTTGACGGCGACATTGGCGACACCTTGACGGTTAAAGGTTTCAAGTGTGAGGCGGCTATATCAGCATTTGGCGGCGCTACCGGCACGATTCTTGAACTTAGCCTCTGGGGGCTTTCCCTGGAAAACATGTCCAAGCTGACGACCAACGCGCAAAAGATAGTCGCTTATGCGCAGAACTCAATTGTCGTTTACGCAGGCGACACCCGTGTTTTTTCCGGGTCAATAACATCTGCCAGGATTAATCTGAACCAGATGCCGGATGCGCCGATTGAGATAACCGCGGCGGCCGCCGGCAGGGAGCGTCTAATCCCATGTGAGCCTACATCCATTCGCGGCGATGCTGATGTTGCTGATATGATTCGCGCTCTTGCCTTTAAGGTTGGTTTAAAGTTCGTTAACGTGGACGTTAATGCTACTCATCGAAATCCATATTTCGACGACAACGCAATAATGCAAATATTAAAAATTGCGGCGGCACATGATATCTCTGTTGACATAGATTTTGGCACTGTAACAATTTATACAGGTAAAACACCGTCTGATTCAGTTGTTCCGTTAATTTCGCCAGAGCATGGACTTATTGGGTATCCAATATTTTATGAAATGGGGATTAACTTTAGGTGCATTTATTCACCGGCGCTAAAATTGAATACGAAGATCATCCTCAAGACAGACTTGCCACACGCTAGTGGCGAGTGGGTGGTGCAGGCGGGGACTACCCACTATCTTTCATGTAAAGTACCTGGCGGACTTTGGGAGACGTTTGTTGTGGCATCACCGGCATCTGTCATTGGAGGGGAAAGCAATGGCAACTAACCAAAAAGCTTCTGATATCTCCTGTCAGGGTAACGCGATCTTGTCCCTTATAGCCACGGCATCAAAGGGCAATGTTTTTGCTGATATTGTTCTGGTTAAAGATGTTGGTGAAGGCTTTATGACTGTGCTACCTCTTGTGAGCGGCGCGAACGTATCCGGGGGGGAGATTAAATGTCAGGAGGTATATGACATTCCCTTCATTCAGTATCAGGCCGGGAACAGCGCTGTAAAAATGACTCCCCGCATTGGCGATATCGGACTGGTAATCGCCTGTGACAAAGATACAACCAATGTCAGAGCATCAAGGCAAAGTGGGCCACCGCCAACTCAGCGGCGCCACTCATACTCGGATGCTGTTTACATCACGGCTATCGCTAGTTTGAACGATGAACCCACGGAGTTCGCTGAGTTTACAGGCAGCGGAATAAAAATACAGAGCCCTGGCGCGGTTAATATCAACGGACTGAAAGTCCATCCAAACGGGCAGCTTGAGCTTGTCGACGGTTCTATCGTTGATGGGCATACTCATGGTGGGGTAGTATCAGGAGGAAGCCGAACTGAACCCCTGGAGCCGTGAAATGGTAAGTAAAATATATTTTATCCCCTTGGTATTTTTATTATCAAGCTGTGCTTTATCTCCTACTGAGGCTATCAAATACCAAAAGGAGCATGGCTTTGATAAGCAAAAATTCAAAACAAATTCAGGTGGTACTCAGTCTGTAGACGATCTAAGAGAGATATATAAAAACGTAACTGGATTAAACCTTCCTGAGCAAAACACAAGCGAATGCCTTAAAGATAACGTCTGCTACTACAATAAATATGCCAATGTCTTCGACTCCATGATGGATAAAAAAAGAGAAAAAGAAAGAAAAGAAAACGAAGCATTTGCAGCGCAGAAAGAAGCTGAGTGTCAGGCTAGTAAGGAGTGTATGGCCAAGCGTGAGATTGATGCCGCGTCTTACACTTTAAATAATGTCTACTATTCTCTAATGGCCCGATACCCATACCAGCAGGCTGATTCTGATGCTGGGGTAAGGCGTATGTGCCGGGCGGCTGGCGAGGCTGAGAGATCTGGCGTTTCTCTGGAATTGATGAAAAAGAACATCAGCTTAACAGAAGGAATTGGCCCTGAAATGAGATACCAAATAATCCAGGTTGCTGAGGCCTGCTGGACAATGAGCAAGTACGGCGTTCCGGATGGCACCACGCAGATCAAATCAGTGTATTAATACAACCACTCAACCTTTATGTTTTTCAAACCTCGCTTCGGCGGGGTTTTTTTATGGGCGAAATCCATGAAAACAATCTCTCTCAAACTCGATACCGATACCTGGGATCTTGTCCTTGATGAGCTGGGTAATATCGCCACGGTTGAAAACCCCTACGCCTGCGCTCAGGACGTAGCGACGGCATGCCTGGCTATACGCGGTGAGTGCATTTACGAAAAAGACACCGGCGTTAATTACAAAGAGCTTCTGAACGTTAAGGCCAGCACCGGCGCCATGGCGGCCGCGCTTCAGGTTGAAGCGTTGCGGATGAGCTATATCGCGCGCGCTGAGCCGACGCTGATTAACAACCGAGATACGCGCCGCACTACCGGCGTTATTGTGATCGTGGACACCAACGGCCTGGATTCCAGCGTCACCCTGTGAGGAAAAAATGACGACAATCTCTACGGCGGTACCGGCCGTGACCTTTTCCACCACTGGCCTTGATGTTCCAGATGAGGGAGACATTCTTGCCGGGCGTATAGCAGATATTGGTTCTGCATTCGGGACGGCGATGAGCACGAACCTTAAGACGCCGCAGGGGCAACTGGCTGTCACTGATACTGCAATCATCGCAGATAAGAACGATCAGCTTCTGGCTATCGTCAACAACATGAACCCGGACTTTTCCTCCGGCAGATTTCAGGATGGCATCGGCAGGATTTACTTCCTCGATCGCATTGCTGCGGCGGGTACCGTTGTAACGGCCACATGCTCCGGCGTGCCGGGAACGGTAATTCCCGCACAGTCCTATGCAACCGACGATAACGGTTATATGTACGTGTCCCTGGCGGCCGGAACGATAGGCGCAGACGGGACGGTAAAAATTGAGTTCCAGAACCTGACTACCGGGCCGATAGCGTGCCCCATCGGTACGCTGACAAACATCTATGTCGCGGTAAGTGGCTGGTCGAGTATCACCAATGAGACTGCGGGTGTTCCGGGTTCGAATGTTGAAGGGCGATCTGCATTTGAGTATCGCCGTCGCCAGTCAGTGGCACGTAACGCCTTCAACACGGCAGCTGCTGTGCGGGCTGCTGTCCTGGAAGTCGACGGGGTGCTTGATGTTTATGTGATCGACAACAAAGAGCCGACTTCCGTCGAGAAAGGTTCCACGAATTACACGCTGCTGGCCAGCTCGATTTATATCGGGGTTTATGGCGGAGCAGTGGCTGACATTGCAGCGGCCATCAATAAAAAACTTCCCCCGGGCACCGTTATGAACGGTGACACCACTGGGACCGTGCAGGATACCGAAAATTATGACGCCCCTTATCCGGAGTACACCTACAGGTGGAAAACGCTGGATGCGGTGAGCGTTCATATCAAGGTGGAATACGAAGAGAATGATGGCCTTCCGTCAGATATCAACGCGCAGATCAGAGCGGTCGTCCTGAATTCCTTCACCGGCGCAGATGGTGGCACCCGGGCGCGTGCCGGCGCGCGAATTTATGGCAGCCGGTATATCGGCCCTATCCAGGCGCTAGATGCACAGAACATGAACGTTCTTTCGGTCCAGATATCCCTGGATGGAACAACCTGGTCTAGTGCGCTGACCATGGGCATTGATCAGGAACCGACTCTGGATGCGACAAACATCATAACGGAGGCGGTAAGTGAATAATGTCGACTGGACGATCTACGCGCAGTACGTGAACTCAACAAGCCTGCGCTCACTGATTGATACCTTTAACGCTTCAGTAGCGCCAGAGGACTGGATAGACACGTTCTATGACCTCGTATTTAACATCGAGACATGTGGCGATTACGGTCTGATGTGCTGGGGTAAAATCGTTGATGTAGGGCGTTTGCTGACCGTGACGCCATCCCAGCAGTTTCTGGGCTTTGGCGAAGCGACCAGCACTCCGGCAGAACTCACCGATCCGCAACCCTTTAACCAGGCACCTTTCTATACCGGTGTACAGGACACAAACACTGTCGTCCTGACCAATGACGCATACCGCAAGCTGATCATGTGCAAAGCGATGGCTAACATCAGCGACTGCACCGTGCCGGTCATGAATCGCATGCTGATGTACATGTTCGGCTCCAGCGGGCGAGCTTACGTGCGTGACGATGGTAACCATGTCATGAGCTACGTATTCGAGTTTCAACTTTCCGAATCTGAGCTGGCCATAGTGCAAAGCTCCGGCGCGCTTCCTTCCCCGCCAGGGGTAAAAGTAAACATCGTTCAGGAGGTCTGAATTGAACAATTCAGCCATGCCGTCACGTCTGACGGTTGTTTTTTCTGCGAGTGGCGACAAAAACACGATCCCGGTCAATTCCACCTCTGAAACGTTGGCTGATGGCCTTGCGGCGATGGACTCAGGATTTCCTCCGCTGACCCGTATCGCTCTATCTGCTGGCGGTAAGCCGCCAAAAGGGCAGGATTTTAATGGGATTTTTAATGATGCCTATACTCGCCTTCAATGGGAGCAAGCAGGAGGGTTCTATACATTTGACTCTGCATTTTCGGCAGCTATCGGTGGATACCCAAAAGGCGCGATTCTTATCAATTCAGCCAGGGATGGATTCTGGCAAAGCACTATCGAAAATAACACGACAAATCCTGATGCTGGCGGTATTGGATGGATTAATTATTCATCCGGACGACTCCTGAACGTGCAGACATTTTTATCATCCGGCACCTATACGCCAACCCCTGGTACTAAGTCGGCTGTTGTTGAAATGGTTGGCGGTGGTGGTGGGAGCGATGCTGCGCCAGCCACTGGAGCGGGGCAGGTGTCAATAGTTTCAGGTGGTGGGGCCGGTTCATATGCTAAGGGTAGATTTTCAATAAATTTCACCAGCATTAGCATCGTTGTTGGCGCTGGCGGGCAGGGAGGGACCGCAGCATCTCCGGTTGGCTCTGTTGGTGGTTCAAGCTCATTTGGATCGCTGATGGTTGCGCCTGGCGGAACAAGAGGGCCGTCTGCCGGACCAGCAAATCCACCTTTTCTACCTCAGGGTAATGTCGCATCAAGCGCTCCTTCCGGTGCCAATATCATAGGCTCTCCAGGAGCCCCATCTACACCTGCATACGCTAACGCAACCCAGTCATTCCTCGGATCACCTGGGGCAAGTAGCGTTTTTGGAGGCGGGGGATGGGTGCCATCATTTGGAGATCCGGCTATTGATGGACAGGCATATGGTTCAGGCGCATCTGGTTCTTCACAAGGACCATCCTCTCCGGCAGTGAATGGCGCCCGGGGGAAAGAAGGCATCGTGATAATTTATGAATATTCATGAGAATAAAAAATGACAATCACCGAAACGCAAAAAACTGCTCAATTAGCAGCAGATGCCGCCGTTAGCGCCGCAGAAGCCAAACAATACATGCTGGAAGCTGAGCAAGGATATCAGGATACTAGTGCTGCCGCCCAGCAAGCCCAGGACGCAGCTGGATCAGCTCTTTTATCTAAGCAGAGCGCGGCTACATCAGAAGAAAATTCACTGCAATATGCAACAGAGGCGGGAGTTGCAAGAGATGAGGCTGTGGCTTCCGCATCAACAGCAGCAGAGTTTGGCGATAATAAGCTCACCTTTGCCGATACAACGGCCGGTCTTGCCGGGACAACCTCAGGTCAATACTTCCGGGTTCCTCAGGGTGTCGGTAATGTTCTGGCATTTCGATATTACAAAAACAATTCTGGTGTAGCCGTAGAAGTTGCTGAGTATCCCGGGCAAGGCTCGATCAGTAACAGCATAAGGGAGTATGCAACATTAAGCTCGGCGCAAAGTGATGTTACAGCCGGTAATATTTTAAATGATGGGTATTGCTGGGTAAGGAATACAGTCGATACAACATTGGCTGATGAATACATTAACAATTCAGGAGCTCTGACAGCTACCGGTAGGAATATGCCAAGCGCCTTCATCGTTAGTGCGGATGGAGTTGACCGAGATGCGTTTATTCAATGGGCTGATAAAAATGGACTTGTCATTGCTCAATGGCTTCAGTCAGATGAGGGGATTTCTTT